CTATTACTATTATTACTAATAATCTCATCAATAGTAATATATTTAATATTTTTTAAATGTGAAAAACAAGTATTGTAAAAAGAAATATTTTCCTTTTTAATAAATAAATATACAATAAAATATTGTTTCGTTAAATAATGAATAAAATAAGAAATATTTAATATATCATATATTTCAAAATGAGATAATATAATACAATTCATTAAATAAATAGTATTGTATTATATTTAAATATATAATTTATATTATTTAACTAATTTATTATTTTATTAATTAGTTAAATTTAATTATTTTTTCTTCTACATTATTATAAGAATGAATTTTAATATTATAATTCATGCATTAATTATAATATTCATTTTGCATGTTATATTAATTAATATTAACTATACTATAAATATTGGAAACCCTCTACATAGTAAAAATATTGAACACATGAATAATCAAAAAGAATTTAAAATTATAGAAAAAAATAAAGACGATGAAAGTTTAGATTTTTTATTAGAAAATTCTAAAAAAAATGATATTTTCAAACAAAAAATGGATAATTATATAAAAGATGCTGATATAGATAAAAATGTTATTAATTCATTTGATAAAAAAAATGAACTTCCCGTGATTCCTTCAAATAGTTTCTTGGATAATGAAAATACTCCTAATTTTGAATCAAATGTAGCAGATACACCTAAATTTTATAAAATAAATAATAGTTATGATAATTTAGATGAAGATAATTTAAAACAAACCTCATTATCTTCATTAAAAAAAATGGACGATAATATAAATACAAATAATAAAATACCTAATGAAATATCCAATGAATATAATACTGACAATTTATTTAAAAAAAAAGAAAATACCTCATTAGATATAACTACTGATAGTAATACAGTAAGAGAATCAACTGTGCTTCCTGATAATTGGAATTATAAAAATGAATTTCCTATGAATGGTGGAAACATGAATGGTATTGTAGGGTTTGATGGTTTAGAATCCCAATATTCTGATTTTGGATCTTTTTTTAAATTAGAAACAAATACAAAAGAACCTGTTGAACAAATACCACATGATGATTTAAGAAAACCAGTTGTTTATAATTAAAGGATTTTTAACGGAATAAAATATAGATAAATAATAAATATTATATAATATTTATTATTAAGTTAAAATATATTTTTTATTTTATTTTATTTTTTATTTTTTAACTATTCTCTTTTTTATGTTTCATCCATGGATCTTCGCATTCTAATGCTTCCATATTTTTAGCTTTAAAATTATTTACATCTTTAGCATCTGTGTCTTCTGCATCTGTAGATGATAATTTTTCTTGAACAGGAGAAGGTTCAGTTTTATCTTCTTGGTCTTCTTGATCTGTAGAATATAATTTTTCTTGAACCAAAGAAGATTCATCTTTTCCATGAATAATTTCATTTTCATTTGATGAACTTGCTTTTTCATTCTCAGATGACATTACCTCTGATTCTGATAATTTTTTAGCTTCTTCATTTTTCTTCATTTGTTCGTACCATAATTTATCAGATTCATTTACAATCTCTCTTAAGGTTTCAATATTTTTAACATCTTCCTCTCTTGTTTCTTGTACAGTAGAATTAGCATCTTCTTCTCTCAATTGTTCTTTACGTGCAGATACTTCTTCTTTTGCTTTACGAATTCTTTCCTCTTTTAATTTCTCATACATATCATCTTTGCTATCAAGATTATCTTTATATTTTTTAACTAAGTCATTTAACATATCCTCTTGATATTCTTGTTCAGGAACTTGTTCACATTCAGGATCCCAAGGAAGCCAGTAACCAACTTGTCCAACAAATACATTAAAAGAAGGATCTTTTCTACGAAGAATTTGTGATCTCACAGTTGCTTCTCTATGCGTATCATAAACACCTCTTACCTTCATGCCCCTAATTGTAGTATGATAATCATTCATTTTATAATATTCGTCATCTAAAACCTCATTTCTAGTGTATTTCCAATCATCGTAAAAACTTTTGATAGTATTATAATCAAATTTTAATTCACCTTTCATGAGATTTTCACGTGTATCTTTTGTATATTGATCTTCTGAATTAAAAAAATGTTCAAGAAATTTTGTTGTAAAAAAAACTTCCTTTTGTTTTAAAATTTTTTCAGGAGAAACAAATGACAAACATACAAAATTTTGTCCTGGAATTTTAGGGTCAACTTCTAGAAAGTCTTCTTTAATATCATTTTCGTTTACTGTTTCACTTTGCTCGAAGGAACTCATATTCTATGTAATTATTAATTGAATTAATCTTTAAGTTAATTTATTTTTTTTTATTATTTTTATTATTTTTATTATTTTTATTATTATTATTATAAAAATAATAATAAAAATATATGTTCTTATTATATATAAAATATGAATTCTGATATTGATTTTGCTGAAATATTAAGCCGTGTTCTTAAATATCTAATGGAAGGGTTGGCTGTTGGTATTGCATGTTATTTTACAAATCTACCAGTAGATCAAATTGTAGCAATTGCTATTACTGCTGCTGTGACATTTGCTATTTTAGATATGTATACACCAAAAATTTCTGAAGCTGCTAGATTAGGAACTGGTTTTGGTATTGGTTCTCAATTTGCTGGGTTAAGAATGGTTGGACCAATTTAAAAAATATAAGAAAATATTTAAAATAATTAAATAATTATCCTATTTTTTTTTAAAATATTTATAATCTATTTTATTATTAGATGTCTAATAATAGAATAAATAATATAGATTATCAGATTAAGAATAATATAAAAAAAATTTCTAATGAAGATTTATTTTATTATTTATATTATCATACTCAGAATAATAATATTAAAACATATAATGAAAAAAAAATAAAAATTTATTTGGAAAAAATTAATTATAGTTTTTTTTATGAAAATATATTTGTTAATAAATCAAATTATACAAAAATTGTTACAAATATTATAGGATTACTATTCCCTTTCTATTATTATTATCCACGATTTTATAAATTAGGAACACTTGGATTTATTATAGGAATATCATCTTTTATTAGCACTTTTATGTTTCTTAAAAAATCTTATTCTGCTTTTTTCCCAAATGTTACAAAAAATTTTTTACTTTTAAATGTGGTTCTGTATTTAGTATTCTTTGTATTATTGAATAAACTAAATCATATATCTCTCTTTTTTATATGTACTGTAATTTCATTTTTAATTATTAATTATACTTATCGTATAAAATTATTACTTCCTACGAAAAATAATAAATTTAACAAATTTAGTGCTAAATTAAATGGAAATAAAAATTTTACAGAATATAATTTAGCAAGTGAAAAAGTATGCCTGGAAATTATTTCAAGATTTAATTTAAAATTACCAGTTGGTCATATGCTTTATTCTTATTTAGCAGAATTTGAAATCGGAGATGCTCCTAAAAAGGAAATTATTACAGATTTCGCAACGAATGTATCAAGTCCATTTATTATAATTATATACTTAACATTATTAGGAATATTTTTAAATAAAATAGATAGTAATGATCAAATTAAAGGACAAATTATAAAATTATTCCCTTTAATTGGTCTTAACGAAAATAGTTTAAAATATTTTACTTGTCAGGCAAATTATGTATTACCAATTCAATTTAATTATAATTTATTTTTACATGAATTTTATCAAGAAAAAGAATTAGATGATAACGTTTACGGAGAACTTGTAAAAGCAATGAAAAGAATAAACAATGAATTTGTTAAAAAATATAATCCATGTTTTACAAAATTAGAAGATTTGGATAAAGAAGAAATTTACTCTCATTTAAAAAATAATCATGTATTAAATCTGGTTAAAATATTTTTAAAAAATAATAATATAGATTTTCACCCCGATACATATATCACACAAATATACGATTTAGTCTTTAACAAAAATATTTCTTTTGATAAAAAAGAAGAAGCATATCGTTTATTAGAAAATATAAATAATACATTAAAAATAGATAATGATAAGGATGAAAATTATGAAAATGATGTAGACTTAGCACGAAATGAATTATTATATAATAAAAATATAGATGATAAATACAAACCATTATTAAAAAAATTAATTGATAATTATATTAAATATTTTAACGCTAATTTAAAAGAAAATAAATTATATGGATTTGATTATAATATTATAACATCTAACATTTTTACAAGAAAAATAAGATTATTTAGTAATAAAATATTCAAACAAATTTTAAAATATATTTCTTTATGGTTCGTATTTGGAAAACCAATAACAAGTGGTTGGTTATTATCAAACTATTTATCTTTAAGTAAAATTGGTGTTGCTAAATTTATAAAATATTTTAGTTCGGATAACGTGATTTGGAAATTTGTTACTATGGGATATGATTATAAATATATGAAAGATGAATATAATAAAATGGATAAAGTTGCTAATAATAGTATGCTAACCCAGGGATTTAAAATAATATTTAAAATATTATTATATTTATTTGTGGGATTTCCATTTTTAAATTGGTATAATAATTCTCTTTTTGGTTTAACATTAAATCCATCCTATTATAATTTAATATCACAAGCTATATTTTTGTTGAATATAATAGGAAATATATATATATGGAAACAATATACTAGTCCAAATAAAGAAAATAGTATTCATCCTCTAGGGTTTAATATATTATATTTCTTGATAATAGGTATAATTATTATATTATATTATATAATTAAAATTTTTTTAATAAAATAATTTAATTTTTAATCTATATATTAATTAGATATGGTTAATAGTTATCCAATTAAGTATGATAATAATCAAAAGCCTCCTAACATTAGATATTATGATAATGAAAGTAATAAAACAGATACATCGACTTCTACTTTATATACTAGCTTAGATAAGAGTTGTAAAATAGATGAAAATGATGGGTTTTTATTTTCTAATAAAAATGATTTATATAAAAATACACTTGATGGCACATTAGACGATAGTAGTGCTACCACAGACGATGAAAAAAATTTATTAACAAAACAAATTAGTGAAAAATGTGGAACTGTTGATACTCAAAAAAAAATAACAAATCAATTGAAATATTTAAGTTGTCAACTTGCATCAGCTCGCAATAGAACATATAATCAGAATGATTTTGATATTACTGATGCCGGTGTATCAGTGAAACAAGTTTTTGAAAAATTTTCAAACATTAAAATTTATCTAATATTTATATTTTTTTTAACTATTTATTTTTTAACACAAGGTTTTTTTTCTTCATTTGATGTATGCGGTAATATAGTAAATTTAGTAGATGATAATAATAATAAAAATTGGTTATACTGGATAGGTTTATTTTTAGGTATTTTAACACCTATTTTAGTTTTATCAACATTATTTATTTCAAGTGTATGTGGTAGTATAAGTTCATTAGAAAAAATAAATATTACAAACAATCCAGAAGGGGTTAAAGACCAAACTGCATCTGGTTTTAAAAATATTGATAGTAGTATATTATTTTTATTTTTACTATTTGTTTATGGTTTTGTTGCTGTAATTTTTACTATTAAAAAAGAATCAGTTGGTGATACATTTTATTTAATAATTGTAGGATCAATTTTATTTATAATATCTGTATTTATTTATTTATTTTATACATTTACACCATTTTTTTCTTCAGGAAATATAGATAAAGTTGATAAATTTGAAACACCATTAAAATTATATATAGATGGTAATGATGAACCAAGTGAAATAACAACAAATCAAGTACAAATTCAAAAAATACAAAATGCATTTTTTAATACAGCATGTGTAATATTTTCATTTTTTATTTTATTTATGATATTAGGAAAATCAAAAAATATGTTTTCTTCATATCCTTGGGCTAAAAATTTATTAAATGGTTTTTTTGGTGCTTCTGCTATATTAATAATACCAATTATTTGGATATTTAATTTAGTAATTGCTCTAAAATATTTTTATATTTATCCAGTTCTTTTATTAGGATTTAGATTTATAAGATATTTTGGTATGGGTATATTATATGTTATTTATAATAATAATGATAGTTTTAAAGACTTAATATCTTCTAATTTAGAAGAACAACTTGAAAATTTTAAAGATTATACACCAAGTTGGAATTTAATAGGAATTGATTTATTAAAATCATTATTAAATATATTTGGTTATGAAAATATTTTTTCAGAAAAAGTTGTCAATAATAATAATTATTCAAAAAATATATCTTCCAATAAATATGTAATGTCTTCTGTATTTTCTTATTTATTTATGATGACAACTGGTGAAAATGAAGGAAATAGTAAAACAAGAATAATTGTGCAAGGATTTATAACATTAATTACGATCATAATTAGTTGTATTTTATTATTCGGTTATTATAAGATTTAATTTAGTTTTATTTAAATTATAATCAAATAAAATAAATTTTTAATTAAAATATTACATACATATTTTATGTAGTATTTTTTATAAATAATAATGTAAGAAATTTACTAAAATCCAATACAATTTGAACCAAAAATATCTAATTTGGGTGTTAATTCATCATTACAACACCCCCATCTTCTCCAATAACATGAAATATTATATTTATTTGAATTTTTTGAATTTAATGATTTATTACTTATAAATAATATAATTATTATTATTATAATTATTAAAACAATAATACAAAATATATCCAGCATTATATGTATTTATTAGATATTTATTAGAGATTTATTAGACATTTATTAGATATTTATTAGAGATTTATTAGAGATTTATTAAATATTTATTAGAGATTTATTAAATATTTATTAGAGATTTATTAGATATAAATTTATATATAATAATCGTAAAAAATATATTATATTATTTTATATGAAAGACTTAGTATTATTTACTATATTAATAATATTAATATTAGTATGTACAAGTTATTTGTCTTCTAATGAAATAACGGAAAATTTTGAAACTTATTTTTACGATCCATTTAATTATGGTTCAACTGGTTCTGATCCATTAAGTTTCTATAAATACCCCATTTATAGAAAACCATATAGATATCCTTTTCAATTTGAAAGTAGCTATCCTTCTCCTTATTTATCTTATTATCCAACTAATATATAAATTATAATTACTATTTAATTAATATGTTTATTATAGAAAATAATAATATTGAATATTATTAGAAATAAATAATATTTCTCATAAACTATTTATTTTGTAAAAAAAGAGACATTTTATATAAATAATGAGATTTATCCATATCTATATAAATGAAGTATTATAATGTGGTAATTATATTATGATAATGTTAAAATAATAATAAATTATTATTATTTTAAAAATGATTAATATAATATTAAAATTGTAATAATCTTTATTTTATATATATTAAGATTTACTACTTTGAATTAATTTATTTTTAATAATTATATATTTTATTTATGTTTCAAATGTTTATAATTTAAAATAGTATTAATTTTCATTATTATTGTATTATTTTCAAATAAAATATATAATAAAAAAATGATTTATTTTATCGACTAATTGTAAAAATTATTAATTATAATTTGTAAAGAATCTATAAAGAATTTATGCAATATGGCATCATTTAGTAATAACACTGTTTCATCAAGAATTTCAAATGGGGGCACAATTACACCTGGTACATTAGAGGCAATTGCGAATTCAAATGAATACAAAGCAACTCATTTAAATGTATTATCTATTTTTGAAGAAAATCGTAAAGAAGATAAACATCCTTTTATAGGAGATATTCGTGAAGCACAACTTCGAAATATTATTGAATCACATAAAACAAGTGGTGAAATGTGGAAAACTCCTTTTAAATGGGAAGAGCGTGTTTTTTTTGGCAATAGACTTACAACATTAAAACATCAAATTCAAAAACTTCCCAATGGATTTGATGAAAACTATCATCTTCCTATTATTGAAGCATATATACAATATAGAGATACCTTTCATACAGAAATGATATCAACTATTATCCAACCATATTTTGATGAACATGATATTAAATTCAAACTTATTGGATGGGGTTATCATAAACTAGCTGAAAAGAAACTTAATGAAGAACTTGGAAGGACTGATATGTTGTCAGATGTTATGAAAATTTGGATTTTAAAATATTTTTCAGATAATAACATGACATTTAATAGATCTATTTTTCTTCCATTTTATACTCCAACGAAGACACAGTCTCATGGAACATCTATTCAGTGGAAAACAATTAAACACAAATAAGCATAATAAATAAAATAAATAAATTTATTTATTAAAAATATAATTATAAAACAATGAAATAATGAAATAATAGAATAGGAAATTAATTAAATAGATTTAATGAAATGCCATCCTAATATATTACATATATCTTTCCATATCATATCTGTTTGATGTAATTTTTCACGGTCTTTTAACAAAGGAAAAAATACTTTATATTCATCTAATGATAACAATTCTACAAATTTATGCAATACATAACTATAATTAAGGAAATTTTTTCGTGATTTAGGACATACTTCTAAGAAAGGTCCTTGAATTTCCTTAAACATTAATCTTAGTTTTTCTTCTAATTCTTTGCTCATAGAAGGTGGGGGGATACCATTAATTTGATATAATATATGTGCTGCATGATCATAATATTTATTCAATTTAATTTTCTTTAAATATCCACGAATTTTCTTAGTATCTATCTTTTCTAAATCTTTAATACGTTCTTTCTTAATTTCAGCAATAATTTTTTCATAAACATCATCGGGGATTTCCGTAGATTCTTTTGCTTGAAATTGAGCAAGCCACTCATTAAAATGATTAATTCTTTTATAGGAAAAATAACATACTTCGAGTGGGGGGTCTTTAAAAGAAGGTTTATCACTTTCAATTAATACATATTCTTGATTACCACATAAATTACATATTTGATATCCTTCTGATGGATATAATGTCATCTCATTTTCACATACTTCACAGTTATAAATAGTAAAATCTACACTAATTTTATTAACATAATTTTCATCAATCTTTTGTAAATAATCATCCAAAAATATTTTTTTTTTGAATTTAGATTCTTCTTTTACAAAATCACTTATTTTCATAGATGTATAACTATTTTCACTATTTTTTTCAATGATCTTTTCTTCTACTTTATCTCTATTTTTAAAAAAGGTCAATACCGAATTATTATTTATAGGTTGAGGTGGTCTGGTATTATTTTTAATACTACTGGTCTTATTTGAATCATTGGTCTTATTTGTATAATTCGTCTCATCATTTTCATAATTTAACAAATTAGATTCAAAACTTTCTATATCTGAACTATTATTTTTTGAATTTTCTACATTTTCATAATAATTATGTAATAAAGATCCAACTTTTAAATAATAAGAATTTAATTCTTTATTTTCAATTATATCATTAATTTTATTTTTTAAATTTATTATGGTATCTCGTTTCGTGTTTATATCAATTATATAATCTGTACAAGTCTTTTTCGAATTATCTTTAAAAGATTTATATTCTTCTATTAATTTTTTTAAATTCTTTTTTAACGTGGGAATTGATTTTTGTAAATTATCGAAATAAGTTATCATTTCATTATGCTTAGCATCAATTGTAATATTTTCATTTAGGTTGACTATATTTCGATTTGCATTTTTCCACTTAGAAGACATATATGGAAAATTATGAATAAAACTTTAAGTAATTATAAAAAAATACGGATATATATTTTTTATTTTTTATTATTATTTTTTATATAATGGAAAATTTAGATCAAAGAAATTTAAATATTTCACCTAGTTCTTTAAATAATATTCAATATAATGATATACAAAAGATGATTTTTTTATGTAATGCGTTGAACGATGGATGGTCGATAAAAAAATTAAAAAATAAAAAATATGAATTTATAAAAAACAAAGAACAAGTTATAAAGAAAGAAATTGATTTAGAAGAATTTATAAAATTTAATTTAAATATAGAGAATATTAATAAATAATTATTAGGAAATAATTATATAATAAGAAATAATTATTTATTAGGAAATAATTATATAGTAAGAAATAATTAGATAAATAAATAATATAGTTATATAATTTAAAATATATATTTTAAATTATATTAAATATATAGAAAAAATAATTATATTTTATATAAAATATAAAATATAGAATATAATTATATATATTTTTTTAAATTATCGAAAAAATAAATTTTTTTTATTGTTGATAAACTTCATATAAAAAAATAAAAAATAAAAAAATCCTTATATCTTATTTTTTAAATTTAATTAAAATTAATTAAATTTATTATTTCGTTAAAATCCTAGATTTTTTTCTAAGTATATATTATAAAAAATGACTGGTGGTTTAATGCAATTAGTAGCCTATGGCGCACAAGACGTATATCTAACTGGTAACCCTCAAATTACTTTTTTCAAAGTTGTCTATCGTAGACACACAAATTTTGCTATGGAAGCAATTGAACAAACTTTCAACGGAACTGCTGATTTCGGAAAGAAAGTCACCTGTACTGTATCCAGAAATGGTGATCTAATTCATAGAATTTATTTACAAGTAACTCTACCCAGAGTTGAATCTAGTGTATCTTCTGCTTATTTCAGATGGGTAAATTTCATTGGACATTTCCTAATCAAGTCTGTAGAGGTACAAATTGGTGGTCAAAGAATTGACAAACAATATGGTGATTGGCTTACCATTTGGAATGAACTAACTGTTCCTCCTGGTCTAAAATCTGGCTATGATAATATGGTAGGAAACACTGTTGCCTTAACTGGTACTGGTCTTCAACGTACTGAAGCTACTACTCTATATGTTCCTTTCCAATTTTGGTTTTGCAGAAATCCTGGACTTTCTCTTCCTCTTATTGCTCTACAATATCACGAAGTTAAAATTGAACTTGAATTCAGACCTAAAGCTGAATGTTATGTATCCACTGGCGGTTCTCTTAACAGTTGTGGTGTATCCACTTCTGGAAACTTAGATGCCTTCTGTGTTCCTTCACTTGAATATGCTTCTCTGTTCATCGATTATATCTATCTTGATACCGACGAACGTCGAAGATTCGCACAAACTTCTCATGAATATCTAATTGAACAATTACAATTTACTGGCGATGAATCTACCGTTAATACAAATGTAAAGGTAAAACTTAACCTTAATCACCCCGTTAAAGAACTTATCTGGGTTGTTCAAAGAGATGATGTTGTTAAACTTGGTTATAACCAATGGAATAACTACACCGATGATTTTGACGCTGATGCTGGCTACAACACTCTTAACAGTCAAGGTCTTCCTGATGCTTCTCAACTTGTATTCAGTAATGTCGAAGATACTACCAACGTATTCCCCTTCGTTGGTACCCAAGCTCTTGATACCGACTATGTTAAATACCTAGAATCTGCTGGTATTAATGTTGGTGCTGGTGGATTTGCTGGTGGTCCTTCTACTACTTCTCAAGTTCGTTCTATGAACTTGCCTGCTGGACCTGGTCCTAATGCTAATAACTTAGCCCCTACTGATTTCGGTGCTCTAACTACTGCTGGTGATTACTCTGATCATGCTGGTTTCGGTCCTATCAATGCTGGTAGAAATCCTACTGTTCGTGCTAAATTACAACTTAATGGTCACGATAGATTCCAAGAAAGACTTGGTTCTTATTTCAATTTGGTCCAACCTTATCAACATCACACTAACATCCCTCCCACTGGTATCAATGTATATTCTTTTGCCCTAAAACCAGAAGAACATCAACCAAGTGGAACGTGTAATATGTCTCGTATTGATAATGCTACCCTTCAAATCCAATTGACTCCTAAGTCCGCTCTTGGTTCCAAGATTAGAGTGTATGCTACCAATTATAATGTTTTACGTATTATGAGTGGTATGGGAGGCTTGGCATATTCCAATTAAGAAAATATTTATTTTATTGTTATATTTAACATTCATTTATAATTTAATGATTAATCATTAGAATATATTACTATAATACATTATTATTATAGTAAAATTATAAAAGTTATATCTACCATTTTGGTAAAAGTAAATCATTATTTATAAGTTTCGTGTTTATACTACTAACTATAATATAGTCTAAATAATGACTTGTAAAATTTATAATCAAATCTTTTTTTAAAATCGTGTTTATGCGACAAACTACAATATAAATTAAATTATATTAATAAAAAATATTTAATAAAAATATAAAAAATGATTTATTTAAAAATATAAAAATTATTTAATAAAAATAATAAACATAAACATAAAATAAAAATAAAATATGGATAATTTTAAAGAATTTATTGAAAATAATAAACTAAATTATGATATTTTATCATATTATAGTGGTCATGAAGCTATAAAAGGATGTAAAGCAGGTAAGAATGATATTAATTCATATGTATTAGTTATTAATAATGAAACTAATGAAAAATATTATGTTATGGAATTAACAAATAATGATTATACTATTATATCAGTTGAAAATTTAAACGCGATAAAAAAATATAATACATCTTGGTTTTTAAGTCAAAATGGATATGTAACGGGAGCTATAAATGGAACGAATATATATCTTCATCAATATTTATTGAATCATCATGGGAATGGAAAAGGACAAATGTCGGTTGATCATATTAATCAAAATAAACTTGATAATCGTCTTGAAAACTTAAGAATTGTAGATCAATCTACTCAAAATAAAAATCGTGGAAAAGTATCTAGGCATAGTAATGCTCAAAAATTACCAGACCTTATTTCAAATGTGACATTTCCAAAATATGTATATTATTATTCTGAAATTTTAAATAAAGATACTGAACAAGAATTTTTTCGTGATTATTTTAGAATAGAATCTCATCCAAATCAGGAAAAAAAAATCATATCAACAACAAAATCAATGAAAATATCTATATCTATATTAGATAAATTTAAAGAAGCACAGAAAATAATTGAAGAATTAAATAATAATACATATACTTATGATAAAAATGTAATTCCTAAATTTGTTAAATTAACACCATCGCCTAGAACACCTAATAAACTTGTTTTTAATTTTGATAGAAAGCATGAAACAGGCAGACAAACAATTAAACAAACTTTTGGCGAAAAAGAAAGTAAAAATAAAAATTATGTGGAATTTAGACAAAAAATTAAGGATAAATATACTTATGATATTGGAGAATATGAATTTGAAGAAGACGAAAACATGATTGAACCACCTATTATTAAAAAAAAAGAAGAAAAAAATAATATAGTTGGGATTAAAAAAGAAGTAGATATTGATAAACTTGAAATTATTAAATCTATTGATGAAATAAAAAACAAACAAATTGAAAAATTAAGTTTATTGATGAATATTGATTTAACAAAAAATAAAAATGTATTAATGTCTATTGCTAAACGTGCTAAAAATCCAAATTTAACAGACGAAAAAATCCATGAAATTTATGCTATTAAAGATAAAATGATGCAAAAAGATGTTGCTGAAAAATATAATATGAACCGTGAAATAATTCGTAGAATATGGAATAAAGAATTATTACCAACAGATGATCCAGAATTTGAAACTTTTTCGATTAAGAAAGAGATTAATAGACGAGAAGATTTACCGCATAAAATAGCAACATCCTTGGGAAAACGTTCTTTAACTACACCACAATATATTGAAATTATTTTATGGAAACAAAAAAAAAACAATAATGAATTATTGAATGGTAAAAAAATAACTTATATGAAATTAGCCGAA